CCTATTGTGGCTTTAGGAGCATTAGTTCGTTTGTCTAATGGTCCAGGTGTGCTAATTCCAAATACATGACTAGGCACTTCTCGCCTTGCACTGCTAGTGGTAATTCCTCTAATGTCATCTTTTAAAAGACCTTGAGACTCTAATACGTCTGCTAAAGGATGACGTGCTTTAGGATTTTTTGTACTATCGCTGTTGCCAACAGGCAACGCTACTTTATTATATTCTGCTGTAGGCACTCTAAATCCTTGACTGTCAACAGCAAAACTTGTGGCGGCAATGCCAGGCGTCATAAAATTCATGCCTTCGTCACGAACGCAACCTATCCAATAACCTTTAGCAGGATCGCCATTGATAAAGAAACAAACAACAGTTGCGCCAACGTCAGGCGGTACCATCCAAAAACCATAACTTTTTTGCGCATTATTGTAAGTCTCATCTTCACCTACAAAATCAACACTGGTCTGTCCAGCAAAAGGACTCATATAACGAACTGTTCGCATTTGTCCTTCTTTGCCAGGATCATTACCAACTACGTGTTCTAGTTGTACTTCCAATGCTCCCATATAGGTAGAATCAAGATGACTCACTACCTTTGCTAAAAAGGGGCCTGGATTATTACCTTCTTGCCCTGTGGCAACTCTTGTTTCTTCAGCCATTAATCAGTTCCAAAACTTGCATAACTTTCAGGATTATTAGGATTAATTTTATCCACTGTTTTACTAACTAGTGTTTGACCAGATTCGCCATCATCTTTAACATCTTGTCCTACCATTCTTGTTAGAGTAAGACTTTGTGTAAATTGGCCTCGACTAAAAGTATTTTCTACAATACTAACTCTATATAAGCCACTAAATTGTGGCACTAAATTACCTTTACCAAATTCATACAGACCAGTACGTCTACTTATATCTACAGGATTTCTAAATCTAACATTTATGTAAACTTCACCATCTTGGTGATTTATGGCTCCATCCCCGTTAAGGCCTTTTAAGTTTGTGGCTTGCGCACTGTAATTGCCCATACCACTGTCACCAAGATAAAACGGATCTCCTAATATACGCATTTGTAATTCTACCATATCCGCAGCATTTGTAACCGCATCATGAAATTGTCTAGCGGCTAATGTTGCAGGGTCGTCAGCGCCAGGTCCGCCTTTGTTAGCAGATCCTGAAGTAATTTTATCAGATCGTTGAGTTGTTGGTACTGTCCCTAGTTCTATTTTAGTTTGTGTACCACCGCCTAATCCAGTAGCATCATATAATTCACCTGTTTCGGGATTGCGTCTAAAATTACTAACACTACCATCCTCATTACGAACTTCTTCGCCTACTGCTAAGCCGCCAGTTTCTGCTCTACGTCTAACATCAATGTTATTTTGACCACTGTCACTACTAGTAGCGGTGTAAAATGCCGCATTAAATTCTATTGCAAAATCTAATATATCTAAATTTTTACCTGTATACAAGTAGTCATATCTCTTGATAGATTTAGTTGTTAAATCCTGTACACCTTTAGCGGCTTGATTTGGTGCCATAAATTTACTGTGATGCACTTTGTATGGAATGATACGATACACAACTAAATTGGGTTTGGCTCCAGTTTTTTCTATGTTGGCATCTGTATCCATAATATACATCTGTGTATCAATTCTCCACCAATTAATAAACCCATCTTCTGTAATTTTATCTTTGTCCAATGCTTGTCTACCATAATCACTGGCTAAAATTATTTGATTTATGATGTTAGGAATATCAGTGCCTTGAGCAAATTTTGCTTCACTGCTATTTTTACTAATAGTTAAATTGCCACGTTTAAATGTCTGTGTTTTTTGATCAAACACTGCGTTATCTTTACCAAAGGCTTTTTCACCTTTTCTATATTCATTAAATCCCATACTGGCTGCGCCTATAGGATTTACATTATCATTTTGAACTAAATTAAAATTGTCTGATCCTCTAGCTACCCCTAATCGTTTTAAAACGTTGGCATTTTTTTCTGCTTTTTTATTTGGATCAACTGTGGCTGTGGGCGCATTAGCATTATCTGTACTAACACCTTCTGCGTCACTAGTTTTTAAATCTGTAGGAAATAAAATTAAAATTTGATCCGGTACAGATACTTCTTTACGTTTTACTTTTTCTAAAAATACATCATTAAGAACTTTTTGCAGACTTTTTTGACCGTACTGTAACATTTCTTGTACAGTACTACCGCCAATAGTTACATCGGTTTTTGCTTGACTGTATGTTGTTGCATGTGCTTTTTCATTCCATGGGATGGCTTCGCAACTATAAGTGCTGCCTTGTCCGCTAACACGCATTTTTATATCGCGTATTTTTAAAGGAAAATATTTTGTAGTTCCTGGTATTTGTATGTTTTGTTTGTATTGATCAACGTGACCAAAAAATTCTAATCTTAGTAATAAAGGAACATCGACCCAGTTATAATACCCGCTTTCAAGAGCCGCTATTTGTAATGCTTGAAAGAAAATTCCCATACTATATGGCTCTGTTACAGTAAAACTTAACCCTGTTGCGTTAGTATTTCCTGTAGTTTTATCCATACCAATTGTGCCGTTAATACGTACATCGTCCATAAAAAAATCAAATTTTCCTTCAGGATTCTCTGGAGACTTGTAAACTGTACTAATTCTATCGTTGGGTTTTCCGCTGGCACTTTTTAAAATAATTGGTCCTATTTTTCCTTTACGATAACTTTCATCTGGAAAATTAATATCATTTGGACTTAGTACGCTTAGTGTCCAGATGTAGTTGTAAGATGCGTAATTGTGTAATATGTTTGGAAATGGTGGCTTACCTGGAACTGTTACTACTGTTTTTGCGGCTTGAATTAAACTTTCAGGATTAAAGTCTACAATTTTAGGCACTGCTTCTAACGCAGATTTTGCTTGTCCTGCAAGCCCTTGTAAGTTGTTAACTAAGCCGCTTGCACCGTTAGATACTGCGCCTTTTAAACTGTCTAGTGCCTTGCCTGCGCCACTAAGACCTGATACTACACCTGATGAATTTATAGCACTATTAACTGTTTTAGATGCTGTGGTGGCAGCTGATTTAACGTCAAATGGCATGTTAACCTCCTAACACTTCTTTGAGGCTTGTATTCTTTGGAAGGTAAATTTTTGTCCCGGGTACAAAATCAAAAATAGGATCCTGTAGTACATCTAAATTTCTTTGTATAAACACCCACCATAACTCTTTATTACCATACAAATCATAAGCTAATAAATCTGGTCTATAAGTGTATTGTGGTTCAATTGAATACAAATAATCATCTGATTCTGCTGGGACTGACCTAATGGCCAGCACATCTAAATAATCCCTAATTACAGGTGTGTTAAACCAAGGACTAAGATTGCTATATTTTACAGACATTAAACGTATCCTTTACTTACATACGCACCGCTAACAAATTGTTGTAGACTAAATTGTCTTACACTTTCTCTACTGTAAATTGGCATTAGAGTAATTGTTAAGTCGCTTTTTGTAGGTACATAACTATCTTTAGATGAATTTTGTCCGCCACCAACACCAGAAAGCCCTAATCCTCTAATAGCACTGTTAACTCCTGCAATAGCACCTGCAGTATTTCCTAAGGTCCTTGCGGCTCCAGTTTGTCCTACTATATTTGCCAACCCAGCTAATTGTGAAGCTGTTTGTCCAATATCACTAAGTCCAAACCCAGCGTTGGCTGCAACGTTTGTACTAATGTAATTTACATCTTTTGGCAGTGTCATTGTAAAACTTTTTACAACTACAGGAACGTTTCTGAAAACGTGATCACCGTATGCACTGAAATTTAACACAGGTGGAGGATTACCTGCATAGGCAGTGTCACCAGTAAACATTTTTGTTACGCTACGTAAAAAATGTACGGCAGCTATCCAATATTTGGCTTGTACTCCATCTTCAACGCTGAAGTCGCCAGTTATTTGTATGTCGCTTACTCTACTACTTTGGTAGGCATTAAACTGATAATTTTGATGTGTAGTTGATAATTCATTGTACGTGGCTGAATTTGTAATTGATATCGTTGGTGTATAAGGAAAAATTAATCCGCCGGCATCCCATAACGGTCTTAGCAAAGGACTTGAATCAAAAAAACTGCCTTTGGGCATACTAAGACGCACACGCCAATCTGTGCTTGAATCTGTCCCACCAAATGAGGGAGAAGCATTAATAATTTTACCAATAGATTCACCACCAATTGGTAAGTTTATACTTCGAATCCTACTCAGTAAACTAGATGGGCTCGATAAATTACTAAGCGCACCACCTAATCTAGCAGCCGTGTTAAGCCCTGCACTAATAACTCCAAACCCCGCTTGGGCGGTACTGGCCGCTGTTGATAGTCCTTTTGTGACATCTACCATTTTTGTCTCCCTTGGCAAATATTTAGTTGACTTTTTAATGTGCGTAGTTTATACTTCTACAACTACAGGACTGACTAAATGACCGTAAATTACTTAAACAACAAAGACTTATTAGAAGAAATACACAGATCAAAAAATACATATTGCAGTTATACGCAACCGGAATATCACCAATATGATATTATTTTGCCCAGTTTGGACAAAGTAAACATAAGGACAGTGGCCGAAGCTAAACGAAATCGTGCTAAACGAATTGGTGATGCGGCATATGCCGCACGTAAAGCGGCGGGAGAAAAAGTAAAACAAGCCGACTGCGAAGTTGATTACAAAAAGATTCCTAAGTTAGATTTAGTGTTTAGGATTATGACATTTGACCATATTCCCTTAAACAATACTAGAAAAAAGAATCCAAAAACAACTGCTGACCATAGAGACAAAGTAAATTTTCCTCCATTCCAGCATTGGAAATTTGATGAGAATGACGAACTTGTTTGTGTTGGAAAAAGTCATTGGGCTGGAGGTATGGCTAAAGGAAAATTTAGTAAAGATCACGGACAAATTACAGATAAACTGGCTAGAATGTATATCAAACTATGTGAAAGATATGCTACACGTGGTAATGTTCGTGGTTACACATATAACGATGAAATGCGAGCACAGGCTATACTTCAATTAACCCAAATAGGCTTGCAATTTAATGAAGCAAAAAGTAATAATCCATTTGCATACTTCACAGCCGCTGTGACTAACAGTTTTGTGAGGATTATTAACATTGAAAAGAAAAATCAAAATATCCGTGATGACATATTAGAAATGAATGGTATGAATCCTAGTTACAGTAGAACAGGTGCTGCCGAACACGCAGCCGCAATGAAACGCTATAGCGGTGGAGACGAAGAATGAGTAATTTGTTTAAAAAAGCAGCCTGTTTCACAGATATTCACTTTGGTCTAAAGTCTAACAGTTCTGTGCATAATCAAGACTGTGAAGACTTTGTAGATTGGTATATTCAAAAAGCAAAAGATGAAGGCTGCGACACTGGAATTTTCCTTGGTGATTGGCATCATAATCGTAATAGTCTTAATATCACTACAATGGATTATAGCCTTAGAGCTTTAGAAAAATTAGGCAAAGCATTTGATCAATTTTTCTTTTTTCCAGGCAATCACGATTTATACTACAAAGATAAACGCGACATACACAGTGTGGAATTTGGAAAATATGTCCCAGGCATTAATGTTGTGCATCATCCTTTGTCAGAAGGAAATGTTACTCTTTGCCCTTGGTTAGTTAATGATGAATGGAAAAGTATAGCAAAATTAAAAGGCAAATACATTTTTGGGCATTTTGAATTGCCATTATTCTACATGAATGCTATGGTACAGATGCCAGACCACGGTGAAATACAACTAGATCATTTTCAACATTTTGAATTAGGATTCAGTGGACATTTTCACAAACGTCAACGTAGAGGAAATATGGTCTATATTGGCAATTCGTTTCCGCACAATTATGCAGATGCATGGGATGATGATCGCGGTATGATGATTTTAGAATGGGGTAAAGATCCTGTGTATCACAGCTGGCCTAATCAACCCACATTCAGAACAGTAAAACTAAGCCAATTAATTGATGAGGCTGGTTCAATTATAAAACCTAAAATGCATTTACGTGTAAATTTAGATATTGATATTAGTTATGAAGAAGCTAGTTTTATTAAAGAAAAATTTTTAGGTGATTATGATATTAGAGAATTAACTTTAATCCCAGAAAAGAAAGATATTGAAATTAATACAGAAATTGACATACAAGCATTTGAAAGTGTAGATCAAATTGTTAGCAATCAGTTAGTTAAAATTGAAAGCGACACTTATGACTCTAAAACACTGTTAGCGATTTATAATAATCTATGATAAAAATAAAAGATTTAACTGTAAAAAACTTTATGAGCGTGGGCAATCAAACCCAAGCTGTGGATTTTGGCAAAGAACAACTAACGTTAGTACTTGGCGAAAATTTGGATCAAGGCGGTGATGACAACGGGTCACGTAATGGTACTGGTAAAACAACTATTATAAATGCACTGAGTTATGCGTTATATGGTCTCGCGTTAACTAACATTAAAAAAGACAATCTAATAAACAAAACAAATGCAAAAAATATGTTAGTTACTTTGCATTTTGAAAAAGACGGTGTTGAATATAAGATTGAACGTGGGCGCAGACCTAATATATTAAAATTCTATATCAATGGTGAAGAGCAAGACACTGATGAAATAGATGAGAGTCAAGGCGACATGCGTGAAACACAAAAAGATTTAGATAATCTTTTAGGTATGAGTCATGACATGTTTAAGCACGTACTGGCTTTGAACACATATACAGAGCCGTTTTTAAGTATGCGGGCCAATGATCAACGGATGATTATTGAGCAACTGTTAGGTATTACTATACTAAGCGAAAAAGCAGAAAACTTAAAAGAACTTATTAGATTAACTAAAGATGAAATACAACAGGAAACTGCTAATATTGAAGCTACAAAAAAATCTAATGAAAAAATACAACAAAGCATTGATAGTTTAACAACTAGACAAACTGCTTGGTACAAACAACAGGATGTTGAGTTAGAAAAAATCAGTAAAGCAATATTAGAACTACAAAGTGTAGATATTGAAAAAGAACTAGAGCAACATGCTAAGTTAAAAATATATGACGAACTCAGTGCTAAGATTAAAAGTTTAAACAAAGAACGTGCAACATTAGAGAGTGCCATTAGTCAAGCAGAAAAGACTGTAACAAAGTATACTAAAGAAATTGAAAGTTTAGCTAATAAAAAATGTCATGCATGTGATCAACAATTACAAGACCACAAGCATACAGAACTTACTGATACTGCCATTAAACACTTAGATGAATCAAAAACATATCATGATAAATTATTAACAGACTTATCTAAGGTCACCACAGAACTAAATGAAATCGGTGACATTAATGGCAGACCAACAACTTATTACGATACTTTAGAACAAGCATTAAAGCATCAAAATAATTTAACTACACTGGAAACACAACTGGCTTCTAAATCAGTTGAAAAGGATCCGTATCAAGAACAAATTGACGATTTAAAAAATACTGCTATGCAGGAAATTAGTTGGGATCGTGTAAATGATCTGACCAGTATCAAAGAACATCAAGAATTTTTGTTAAAATTGTTGACTAGTAAAGATAGTTTTATTCGTAAAAAAATTATTGATCAAAACCTTGCTTACCTAAATAATAGATTAACGTATTATCTAGATAAAATGGGACTGCCTCACATAGTAAGATTCCAAAATGATCTTAATGTTGAAATTAGTCAATTGGGTCAAGATTTAGATTTTGATAATTTAAGCAGAGGTGAACGTAATAGACTTATATTAGGTCTAAGTTGGGCGTTCCGTGATGTATGGGAAAGCCTCTATCAAAATATTAATTTGTTGTTTATTGATGAACTTATTGACAACGGGTTAGATGCTAGTGGCGTTGAGGGTGCGCTAAGTGTACTAAAAAAGATGGCTAGAGAAAGAAATAAAAACATTTACTTAATCAGTCATAAAGACGAGCTAGTAGGGCGTGTTAACAATGTGTTAAAAGTTATAAAAGAAAATGGCTTTACAAATTACGCAAATGATTTAGAGATTTTAGAATGAATTACGACATGAGTATACACACAAATCCGGATGCTATGGCATGGACTAAGTTTTTTAGAGCCACACATCCAGACTGTAATATTGACGATGAAACAATGTTGGCATGGTTTGCCAACAGCATGATGGCTATGCATGATCATCTAGTACTAAAAGGTGCTCCTATAAACGGAGATCATGCTGAATTTTTACAGAGTCAACAACAATGAAAATAGGTTTTACATGTTCAACGTTTGATTTGTTCCATGCTGGGCATGTGATGATGCTTGAAGAAGCAAAAACACAATGTGATTTTTTAATAGTTGGATTACAAACAGACCCAACTATTGACAGACCAAACACTAAAAATAAACCAGTTCAAGGCGTATTTGAACGGTGGGCACAATTAAAGGCTTGTAAATTTGTAGATCAAATTATTCCGTACTCGACTGAAAAAGAATTACGAGATATATTGCTGTCGTTTCCTATAGATGTTAGAATATTAGGTGAAGAATACGCAGGCAAGGAATTTACTGGGCATGATATTTCTATGCAATTTTATTTTAATAAACGCAGTCACAGTTTTAGTACAAGTGAACTACGTCAGAGAGTAATAGATGCATCAAGATGAAGAACTACATGACCAACTAATGGAGGCTTTTAGGAAATATTTTAAAGCTAACCAAGATTGGATTAACAAAGGCACAAGACGAGCTGGCATGGATACACGATTTTGGCTCAGTGAGATTAGAAGGCTTGCAAGCGAAAGGCGAATGAAAATACAAGAATGGCGTCATAACATAGATAAGCACAAGGCAGAAAAAAAGAAAATTCAGAATCAAAAGGCTCAAGACAGTGATAACAATACATAGTTAATGCTATGGACATATCAAAATCAACAAGTCAATGAAATACCAGAAGGTCACATTGGCTTCGTTTATATTATCACCAATCTCAAAACCGGACAGAAGTACATAGGCAAGAAACTAGCACAATTTAAACGTACTAAACCACCACTTAAAGGCAAAAAACTTAAAAGAAGAAGTGTAGTAGAAAGCGATTGGCGCGACTACTGGGGTTCTTCTGATAGGCTCAACGCAGATGTCCAAGCACTAGGTCCGGAAAACTTCACAAGAGAAATTTTATACTACTGTAAATCCAAGGCAGAGTTGTCATATCTAGAGGCAAGAGAACAATTTGAACGCAAAGTTTTAGAGTCTGACGAATACTACAATGGTATTATTAACGTTAGAGTTGGCGGTTCAAATATATTAAGGCAACGCCTACAAGAACAAGCACAGGCAAAACAAGCGGTTAATGGCTAGCGCAGGCTAAACTCGTGCGCTTAGAGACAACCTACGGAACGGTGGGGGACGAAATTCTGTGCCGCAACAGTACTCAGCAACTATCCTTAACAGGACGTAGATCAGATATGCCTTCATACAACTGGTTTTGCTGTTTAAAAGAATTTAAAAGGCTAAAAGAAGGGTAATTCCCTAACGGCTATAAGTGTGATAGCGTACATTTATATGCCTGCCGTCGTAATAAGACGTGGCTCGAGGTACAGGACGACCGCCTCTGTAATGCCATAACGCTGTGTGACATGTTCAACTCGGATAATGTTCAACTTTGCCCGCCAGGGCAAAGTGTGACTGATACAATCTGGATAATGTTTAAACGCTTCGCGTTAAATATATTAAATTAGTTCGAAAGAAAAGAAACGTTTTTAGGCGCAAGCCTAAAAACAAGTGAGCGTAAGCTCACTTCCTAATCATTGATAAATATCTATATGAAAATTACTGAAATCATTCAAGAAGAAAGAACCGATGAGTTTCTAGGTGCTGCTGGAAGATTAGCTTGGCAAGCAGGTAAAGCATTATTCAGAAACCCAAAAGCGGCTGATACGGCCGCAGATATGGTTTCACCTGCAAGTAGAACACAGGCAATGAGAACTGCCATTGATGCAGTTAAAAAAGCTGGATTAGATCCTAATGGATTTCTTGGTAAACTTATGAGAAATAAAATTTATCGAGATGGATTAAAACAAATGGCCATTCATCGAGCTACTGCACAAGCTGAAATGATTGGTAGACTTTCAGAAACTGGATTAGATTTTGCAAAACTTTTATATGTTGCTGACAGCATTTATGACTATTATACTGCTAAAGCAATATTGGATGCTAAGAAAGCATCAGGCGAATTAAGCGACGGCGAGTACGAAGATGAACTTACTAAACTAAGAGGTCAATTAATTGCAGGATATCTTGCACCAAAGATTGCTGGTGGATTAACTAGATTGACTGCAGGTAATGCCGTTAATCTATTTGGGTGGGTAGTTAAAACTGCTGGACTACCTAAACAAGCTATTTTATTAAGAGCAGCCAAAGATGTTGCTATTAAAGCAGGACAAGCAGGACTATTAGCTTTCTTCAGTACAGACAAAGGTCGTGATTGGTTAACAAATAACTTTAAATTGATTGTTACTGGATTAGGAAATGCGGGCGATTTTGCCGCAGAGTTTTTAGATTACGCTAAGGCAACGTACCAAGTTGCAACTGGTGACTTGCCTCCAGGTTTTGAAAAGAATCAAGATAAAGATAAAGAAAAACCTGATAGTAATCCATGGACTAGTGGATCTGATCTAGGACTGGATAATTTGAAAAAGGATCCTTGGAAAGGCACTGGCGTTAACCCAGGTGTTTTATAACAGCGGTAATCCGCTTTTCTTTGTTAACTCGATATTTTCTTTAATTATTTCGTTCATTATGATTCTGTCATCGCGACTGAATATATGAAATAATTCATTACTAGTTACACCACCCCTCATGTACCAGCTGATACGGAATATCTCGTCTTTAATATCACGAACTACATTGTCGTGATTTTTTATGAACTCTTCGAGTTCAGAATCCGGGGTTAATATCAGCCTCTGTCGAAAAAATTTGCTTGATCCATGGTAATTTCAGCTTGGCTGTCATGCCCACAGTTTGTGCATTTAATGTGCTGAGCTGGAATATCCCACATTGCTTTATTTTCTTCCAGTTTGTCTTTAATTTGTTTAAAGAATTCTCTGTCGCTGTTTTTAAGCCATTCTTCAATTAGATTTGGACTATTGACCATTCCATCTGGCAGTTGAACACTTTCAATACTGGTTATGAATAAATCTATCTGCATAGCACTGATACTTTTATAAATTTCATCTTCAACTTTTTTAGTTTGATCTTCGTCACCTGCTGTTTCAGCACGGCTTAATTGCATTAACATTTTTTGTAATTTGTAATTTTCAATGTTAAATTTTGTTATTTCTTCATATTTTAGTGGTCTAATTACTATGGTTAGATCACCAATTTTAATTTTTCCATCAAAAGATAATTTATTAAAATGATCTAAAATTTTAGTTAAGTCAACTGTGAAATCATTTTCCGTTTTACACGCAGGACAAGAATGTGTAACATCCATTTCACCGCCATACGTTGCGATTCTTATGGCAACTAGTAACGCATCAACATCTATACTAGGAATTTGCCAACCATTTTTAATGTAAGGACAGCAACTTTCGATAACCTTTACAGTGCTTTCCCCGTTAAAGAGTGCATCTGGTGTTTTCATAAAAATTTCGTCCATACCAGTCATGCCAAAAATTGGAACATTAGTGTGATCACCTTGAAGTGCGCCTTCTGGG